GTCTCGCGTTCACCTGTTATTGGAGATATGGCAAAAGATTCCTTACATATTTGCAGGTTTAACAGAGGTGTCTATTGTACTATGCTCTATCCTTTGCTGCCTTAAATACATCTCATGGCCTTTCGCAATGATGTAAGCCACCGAACCACGGGCAACACCGCACGCCTTAGCCACATCGTCGAGGCTAAGGTCACGCTCGCGCAAGTCGTAGGCCTTGCGACACACGTCGGCATCCTGTGCGGTTGCGGTGATCTCGTAGTCGTCCTCCTCATCAATCACCACCATGGGCGTGCCTAGGGCGCTGAGCTTGACCGAGTGCGGATAGGACATCCAGCCACGCTTGATCGCTAGGGCGACCAGGTTGGGGGCTTCGTGCAGTAGTTTAACTCGGTCGAGGTCGTAGGGTATTTTCATTGGAAGGATGGTGATGGGTCGGTGAACCGGCAGAACTGGCCTTCGTACCACAAAGGCACGAGGCCGCACTCGCCGTCGCGTTGTTTGGCGACAGCAATGATGGCCTCGCCGTTGGCTTGGTTACGCTCCCGGTTGAGCAGCAGAACCAGGTCGGCGTCACGTTCTATCTGACCAGAGTCGGCCAGGTCAGTGAGTCTAGGAACCCGGCCTTTGTCTTTTTCGTTCTCCCGGTTGAGCTGGGCCAGGGCGACCACCGCGGTCTTGGTGTCGGAAGCAATGGCCTTCAGTCGACCGGATACCTCGGCGATCTCATAGGTCTTCTTTTCGGCCGCCTTGCTCCCGTGGATCTTCTGGAGGTAGTCGATTAGGACGAGCTTGACGCCCCACTTCCTAACAGCCCGGCGGATCACAGCGGTGATGGTGGCGATGCCGGACACACCTGAACCGGACACGAAGTAAATCGGGCTGCCGGCAACCTTAGCGGAGGCGCTGGCCATAGCCTTCATTCCGCCTTCATCGAGGTCGCCGGTCTTGATGTCCTGCATCGGTATTGAGCCCACGGTCGAGACCATTCTCCGAACGATAGACTCGTCGGACATCTCCAGCGATATAAACAGGGTCGGCACCCGGTGCTCGATGGCTGCTGCCCGGGCTATTGCGATGGCGATGGCGGTCTTTCCGATGCTTGGCCTGGCCGCAATGATGGCCAGCTCGCTGAACTGGAAGCCGTCGGTCATTGCGTCCAGGCGCCGGAAGCCGGAGGTGATGCCGGACAGGTGGCCCTTCCTGGCAAATCGCTCCTGGGTAGAGTCGATAAACCGACTCACTACCGACTTGCAGGGTTGGACCTCTTCCTTGGATGCCTCAACGGTGAGCCCTGCTTCGGCATTAGCGACGATTTGATCCACAGACAGGGTGGAGACAGCGGAGTCGCGAATAAGACGGTCACCGGCGAATCGTAACTGCCGGCGGTGATGGGCCTCGAGGACAGCCTTGGAGAACTCGGGGTAGTTGGCCGGGCTGGGGCACATCTCGTCGCACTTGTTCAGAGCCTCGAAAGGCACAGGAGTCTGGCCCATCGTGCGCTTCCACTCCTTAACCACGGTCGTCATGTTGACCGGATCGCTCTTGGCAACGAGGCCTTTGGCAATCTCGAACACATTGTACAGATCGCTGTCCTGTAGAGCATCGCTGGGGATCTTGGCGAATACCTCGTGGCAGACATCTGAGCCACCGGATAGACAGGCGCCTAGAAGGCCGAACTCGTCGTCCTCGGCGAAGTAGGGGTCGCTCATTGGTAGTCCTCGATGTTGGTGCTGGTGGTGGCCGCACGGGATTCACCGATACCAGGCAGAAGACCGCTTCTAACCTTGTCGACCTCACCGTTCCAGTTGTTTAACAGCGTGTAGAGTTCACGCCGGAGATACGGGTCGTTTGTTTTGTAGCGTGCTTCGACAAGCTGAATGTCTTCCTCCGGGGTGTTTAGCTTGAAGACTTCTTTCAAGGCTTTCATCTCCTTTGTGTTCCATGGGGTATCGTGACGACGGCGAACAATAGCACCGATGCGAAGTCGAAAGGCTTCAAGTTCGGGATTCACCGTAGGATGCTGGAAACGAACACTAGGCGGCTTGTCCGCCGAATCCTCTCCCTGTTCCTCTTCCCTGTTCCCATTCCCTGTTCCAAGGCTATTATTCTCGAACTCTCGCGAATCCTCGCGAACATCGTCGAATGAGGGGAGCTTAGAGGCTGAAGGCTTATCGATTTTCTGGTGATTTGCCCATTTTGGCAGGTCTAAATAGGATTCACCGTCGACAACGTAGATCCGAATGCATCCCTGCTTCTCAAGTTCAGCGATCCAACCTGGGAGTCTCTTGAAAGCATCATCGTCGTAAGGGAAAAGACGGCTCGCGAGGAGTCGCGAGGATGCGCGAGCCCTCCCGACATCGTCGCAGCAGGAAAAGAGGCCGATAAAAAGAAGTCGAGCCTCTCTCGAAACTCTGCCCAGGCTTTCGGATTCCCAGAACTCGGGCTTGATTGATCGGATTCTCATTGGTTGTTTTCCTTATTAACCAAATAATCGGTTTTCTTTTGAAGATATTTTTTATGGAGTTCAATAGCTATTTGCTTTTTTTCTTGTAACATTTCGCATATAATATCAACATTGTTAGCAGCAATGAACACCATGTAGTTATCACCTCCACTAACAGTTTGCTGTATTACAACGTGTCCAGTACACATTGCTCCAATCTCTGTACGGTCTTGGCTTGGTATTTCGAGTTTCATGTTTTAGACGGAAAACCCCGCCACGCACCGTGCTAGGAACTCGCGGAGAAACAACGCGACGTTACACGATGCGGACGGGGGAAATTTGTTGAACATGGTTTCTCTTGTGGTGCCTGCGCTCGCTTCCTAGGGCTCACGCTGACTGGTCTTCATTAGCTGACAGGATGGTCGATGTCCAGCCCTCAGTAGGCCGGCATCAGTATGTCGGCCACCGCCTGGGTTAGCTTCACATCCTGGATGCAATAGTTGATGGCCGCCTGCCGGTCGGTGTTCCACAACAGGCTGAAGTCGGCGCCATTGCCTGACTTCTCACCGAGTCCTAGGTGCCTCGAGATGGATGCGAGGCTCCCGTGGGCCCGGTTGTCCCCGAGCTGCCACACCTCTCGGAGATCGACCACCAGCTCGGACCAGTAGCGGCCGTTCCGTAGCCAGTAGGGCGGCATGATCTTGTGGCGCCAGGACCGCTTGATCAGGAAGGGCAGGTCGAAGGCCTTGATGTTGAAGCCGATGAGCTGCGGCTGGCGCTCGTAGTAATTGAGAAGCGCCCACCATTGTCGCAGCAGGTGGGCCTCACCATCGGCATCGGCGCAAAGGATGTTCTGCTCCTGGTGATCGACCCGGTAGCCGATGCACAGCACCTGGCCAGATAATGCGTCCAGGGCGGCATTGCGGATGTAGTCGTTCGTGTGGTTGGCCTCGGCGGCCTGGAGCTTTTCTGCGATTAGGTCAGGGTTCTTGATGTTGCCCATCTTGACCTGCAATGGGTCGAAGGGCGGGATGTTGAGCTGCTCGAGCGGTAGAGGCCCGGTTTCAATGTCGAAGTAGATGTTTGGATTGGCTGGCATTTGTAAGAGTTGTTGAGAGTTGTTGCGCGTTTGTCGGCCGATGCGCGCCCCCGGCACTACGAGTCCCCAGCAGCAACAGGCTGCCGGAAGGTGGTCAGATCTTTTTGCCGCAATGGGGGCAAACGAGGAAGTTAATGGGCTCCCGGGTGGTTGGCACTTCGAGCCATTCACAGATCTCAAAATAGCTTACCCAACCGAATCCACGGACAGCTCCTGGTCGAAGGTGGCCGGTGTTGTATAGCTGCAAGGCCTCGTCGCGGCTCTTAACGCACAAGCGCTCAAGGGTGTTGAACGTCCTGACCGTAAACGGGAATCCCCATTGGCGCAGGATCTCCTCATGCATCTCGGCCGACTGCTCGATCTGTTTGATGCGCTGGCGAGACAGGTTAAAGTGCTGCCCGATCTCCTCGAGGGTCTTGCCTTCGGAGCGCATCCGCACCACCTCGGGAACTTTGTCGACCAGTTTGACGTAGGGCTTCCTGGGTTTCATCTTAGAATGGAATGTCTGAATCTGTGGGATCTTCCTTGGCGTTGATCTCATCGATGCGCTTGGTCACCGCGGCGATGAGCTGGATGTCCTCCTGGGTCTTGCCCGGGCTAATCTTGGCCTTTGGCAACCAGTGCTCACTCAGGCCTCGGACAGCGTCGTCGGTCAGCTCGGAGATCGGCACGCCCTTGAACTTGCCGACGTGCACCTTCACATCCGAGATCTTGACCGGAGCCGCGGTAGCCGGCACCACCGTCTTCACCTGGTCGTCATCCTTGGGCGGCCTGTCTTCCATGCGGATCCACAGGCCCGAGGGCTTGAGCGGCTCGCCGTTCTTGTGAGCCATGATCAATTTGATGTTCGAGAACGTCTTGGTGCCGTCTTGGCTCTGCTCATGGACGATCACCACGGTAGCCGGTCGGCCGATGAGGCTGTCCAGGTCGAGGCTGGTGGTCTCCTCGGCGGTAAGGGCTCGACCGTGCCAATCTCGGAGGAACTTGGTCAGGCCGGCCTTCTCATGCAGGCTGGCAGTCATTGGCGCCGTCATGACCACCCAGGGCTGCACCGGGTTGCGTGTCTTGTCGATCATGTCCAGCTCGAACGCGATCTTGAACTTCTGCTTGGTGCCATACTCGGTCTCGTAGGTCTTAAGCGGCGTGATGTCGACGCACACCGCGCGGCCGGTGTACTCGGGGCACGGTGTGAAGGTGCCGCCTGTTTGTTTCGTTGATACTGTGATACCCATGTTGTTGCTGTGTTGTGTTGTTGTTTACTTGGAGGATTGCTTTTCAACCTCCGAAAGCTGTTTTGCCATGCGGTCGTATTGCGACCAGTAGTCGGGCCAGGTGACTTTGATCTTTGCCAGGTTCTCTAAATCGGCCACCAGCGCCGCGGCGCCTAGTTTGCGAACGAATGACCCGCCATATTCGATCATCGTGAAGGCTACGTCGAAGTCTCTCATTGCAGGATGAAGTCGAAGTTGATCTTCCAGTTGTCGCCGAGGCGGTTGTAGGTGTCGCCCTTGATCTTCCAAGTGCGCGGATCGCGGGTCGTTTTCGTGTGACGGCAGCGGATACGGACATCGATGTCCTTGAGCGCCACATTCCTCAGCCGGTCGTCTTCAGGTAGTTCGTGAAGGTGTTTCATGTGAGCAGGTGTTTGATGATCTGATTTCTGTCTTTAATCGTCGCTCTCAAGATGCTCTCAAGCACAACGTGAGGGTTGATTGTCGCAACGTGCTTCCATTCTGGATTGCCATCCACGTTTCGAGCTGTCTCCAGACTCTCTACACGCACCAGTCCGTTAAAAGCGTGGACGTAGATGAATGCGGGGCTGTCTCTCACGGCTTGGCCTCCTTGGCTTTGTGCCACTTCTCAATCTCCATGTGCCACCCCATAAAGGCGGCAGCAGCGCATAGCGCATCCCCCGCCTCCTCCAGTCGCTTGATGCGTTGCTTGGATGCCTCAGCATCTGATTCGTACCTGCGCGAGTTTTCGCAAAGCGACCGGATCGAGTTCTCCTGTTCTTTGAAAGCCAAAATACTTATCTGCCACTGCTCGCGATAGTGGGTCGCTCGCTGCGACTCAATGCTAACTTCTTTCTCCAAGGACGCGATGTGTTCAAGAAGTTGGATCTTGGACCTGTCATGCCACTGGATGACGTCAGATCTGGGGGATGTGCTCACGGCTTGGCCTCCTTGGCTTTGCGCCAGTCAATATACGTAAACGGGTTGTGATTGTTGCCGAGTTCATCGCCAGCCTTCTCCAACCGCTTGATGCGCTGCTTCAGCTCCTCGCAGCCTTCGCGGAGTTGCAGATTGGATTTGGTGAGTTTGTCGATGCGATCTTTGGCTACTTTCAAATCCCATAGAGTGGCGATCAGTTCATGTTCAATATCGCTCACGGCTTGGCCTCCCCTCTGGCTTTGTTCCACAGATCAACGTCGTATCCAAAGCTTAGTTCGTTGGCCATCAAGTCACCTCCTGTTTCAAGCGCGGCAACGTAGTCGTATAGCTTTGAGATGCG